TAGTAGCTCCGTAACTAGCTTCCCTGGATTGTTTTGTATGCTTGATAACGCTGATTTTTCTGCCTCGAACTTGGCTTTTTCTTGTGCCTCTAAAGCCGCCCGAACTCGGGGGTCGAGTAGGCCCCACTCCTCACCCGATGGAGGAACAAATTCATCAGTATCCAGTCGGAGAGCGCCAGTAGGAACCCTCCCGGCCTCGATGTCAGCAACCCGTTCCTTTATTTGTCTCTCTATACGGATTCTTTGATCAAAATCTGGCTTAAATTGGTCGAGGAAGGCAGATGGCTTTTCAGTTGTCGGGTTCTGTGCCTCTCTCAGTAAGTGTCCAGAAAACTCCGTTCGGTCGGCTGGAGATAAGGCGTCATAGTTTTCCCCTAAATAGCTCTTAAGAGCATTCCTAGCTTTTGTTATGTCGGTGATGTTGGACCAGGCAGTTGTGAGTTGTTCGCTTGCTCTAAAGGAGCTTTCTAAGCCTTCGAACAGCCTATCTAAGTTTTCTTTCGCCTCATCCGGGTCTTCGATGCCGGCAAACCAGACCATGGCTTGCTCGGGAGTTGGCTTTGTGCCGTAAGGATGATTCTGAACGTACGAATTGTAACGGTCTCGATATATCCCGATTAACCTATTTGCTTCTGTAGGATCTATAGTCCTACCTTCTCGCAAGTTATTGAATCCTGTCCTAGCCTGTTCCCAAGATATCTGGTTGTCTGACTTCTCCCCCGCGTAATAGTCCTTAATAATTTCCGGCAATTCAGTTTGGACGATGTGATTCAGTAGGTTCTGTTTGGCGGAGTAGATCTGTGTATTCGTATAATCTGAGAGGCCAGCTTCTATATTGGTGAATCCCTCTTTTGCAATTGTGCGTAGCCTAGTTTGAATATCGTCTGGTAGGTCGTAAAAGCTACTAAAAGTGGGAATAGTGGGAGCTTTACGATCATCGCCGTACAGCATTGGGTCGGGAGTTATATCAGTGCCTTCTCTATACTCGGGGACAACGGGCTGTGGCTCCCGATCCCTTGCTATCATCTGATTGTTAAAGAAAGCGTTAAGGTTCTTATCTGATAAATTGGACGCCGCAAAATCTTCGACGAGCTTTTCCTGCCTTTTCCCAATCGCAGTTGCAGCGGGTTCATCGATGAATTCCTGCCTAATGAGAGGTGAAGGCAAGTTGAATAGAGGATCTTTTAGCTCCTTGCCTAACACTCGTGAGCGAATATTGTTTTCTTCCCCTTTTACGACAGGAACTATGGCTTGTTCATATGTGCCGCTATATTTGGTAGCCTCCAAAGACACATCTCGGTCTGATCGATTCAGCGAATCCAAAATTGCCGTATTAACGTCGCCGCGATCGAGAATGTTCCTATCTATAAGTTGAAATCTCTGTGCAGTTATTCGATCCTCTCGCAGGAGATGGTGGGGAAATCTACGGAGGATTTTCTGGTAATCATTTATATGTTGGAAGATCACCTGAAGGTCTCTGGGTTGACCTGCCATTTTTTCTGAAGTTATCGACACAGATTGTGGAGTAGGGCCACTAAACAGATTCTGCCATATGGTGTTGTAAATGTACTCACTAGATCTATCCCATGTTCTTAGAGGAATCACCTCCCCTGGAGTCTCTGGATCAACCCCAGCTAGGGGTTTAATCAAACTTGCATGGGGTTGTATGCCCTGTGCTATGTCCCAAATGACCTCTTTGACGTACTCTTCGGTATATGGACCCTCTACTTCGGCCTTTCGCTGTTGCTTTTCAAAACGGTCGGCATCAAATGGCCTAAAGACAGGCTGACCTCTTTGTTCTGCGAGGGCGCGACCGACCATAGCTTCGGTCTGAGAGGATAAACCCTCCTCCTCCTCCTCTTTCTGTCCACCAGCCCGATCATTGAGTATCGCCGTGATTGCTGCTATACGTTCCCGGTATAGCCTAAGCTGAACTGTGTCTAGCCCAAGATCACGTTCTGTAGGGGCTGCCATTTAGGGCCTCTCTCTCTTGAGGACATTGACGTTCATGCCGTTCTCTCGAGCCCATTTATATATCGGGTCGTCTTGAGGGCGTGGACGTATTTGGCCCACGGTTATGTCTACTTGCTCGTGAAACCGATCGAGTGCCACATCTATAGGCAGCTTTAGGGGATCAAGGCGATGAATATCTCGGGGCATCGTAACGACTCCTTGTAGGGGCTTAGGGGACTTGCTGTCCTGAAGGCATCCTGCGACCGCCGCCCGTAGCGGACGCTAGCTGGTTACCGAGTAGGTCTATACCTCCAATACCCTGGGGGAAGACGGACTCCTGCCCTTCGTTGGAGGCTACTCGAGCCTGTTGGAGATTGGCTTCACCGGGACGTTGGAGCTGAGAGAGGCCCGGAGAGAACTGATTGCCGGTATTCATCCCTGCGGGAACGTCTGCGGCAGCTCCAAGCTGTGCCGGCAGGTCGAGTCTTCGAGCGGCCTCTTCCACCTGTTGCGGCATGAGGGCCTCCAGGATGCGCTCTGCGGCCATCTGGTTCTGCTCCTCTAGCGGGTTGGTGATACCGGAGCGTTTCTGTGCCTCGTACAGGCTTATGATGCCTGACTTCCACAGCCGTTCGGCCAGTATGGACTCTCTTTCCCTCTCCTCCGGCGCCTCGGCCTTCAAGAAGACGCGGTTCTCGTAGAACCCCTTTATGTCGTCCGGGCTTATGGACTGATCGAAGGAGTGGACCTCAGACCGCGCACGGACAGTAATGCGGCCTCGTATTTTATTCTCCACCAGCATTGCAAAGCGTTTGTTGCACTCTTCCATAGCCCTTGCGAGCCCGTCGGCGTAAGGGCCGAAGACCAAACGGCCCATCCCGCTCAAGACGGAGATCCCGAACCCGGTGCTAACGCCGCTGGGACGTATTCCCCTGACCACGTTGGGGAACGTAGCCTCTTCTATCATGGTCTGGACCATAGATAGCTGGTTGAGTATCTCTTGAGGGGGCGTTATCAGAGGAGACGGCATTACCGTCACGCCTCGGGTAACGATGTTCTTGGAGCCGAACAGCTCGTAGGCGTCCTTGACGTTTTCGGCCTCTTGCCGGTTGCCGTGGAAGTCTACGGTACGCCATGCGTACTGCCTGAGTATCGCTTCGTACTGGGTTATCAGACGCGCCTCGGTGTCGAGCAGGTTGTGGACGGGCTTGAGTATGCCCTGATATCTCTGCTCGGGCCTACCCGAGTTAAAGTCCAAGGACGTTGCGGGTATTATCGGGACGTAGGGCAAAAACCCGTAGTTATGCTCCATCGGCGGCAGCACGAAGTCCCCGTCCGCCATGTACGCAACATGGGTCTCCGACCAGAACTCCGACCACGTTGCAGAGGAATTCGCCTCTTTTGCGGGCATCCACTCTGGAAAACGGTGCCGTATGTCTCTAACGGTAGTCTCGTAGCACTCGAAGGCCCATCTCGGTCCCAGTCGGGAGTCGTCCCAGGTCATATATTTCGGGTTTACGTTATCGACTCTTATGGGGAAGGAGATATTCCTATCTTCCATGAACTTCGAGAGGGACTCACGGTACTCTTTTTCGGACGGGAAGTCTTTCATCTGCGGCGCGTTGGGCCACAGGTCTGCGTCGAAGGTTACTTTGAGCCATCCCAGTCCGTAGGCTATCTCGTGTTTGGCGCCGGTATTGAGCACGGCCTTTGGGACGTGCATCCATACGCCCTGATAGAACTTCTTGAGCCTCTCTGCGCGGTCTTTAGCCCTTGGGGAGGGCTCAGGGACTGCAAAGGTCGGGTTAGAGACATCTACGTGGTCGGTGGCGACGTTGATTATGGCGCGTGACGTTGCCGGTCGCACCGGATCGACTGCCATATCGACGGGAACCGGTATCGGGTTCCGCCCATAGTAGTAGTCTTCTTCCTCGTCGCACTGATTATGGAACTGCCTGTAGTAGATGTCCGCTTCGGACTTGGTCGATTTGAGGGATTCGAGAGTGGGAGATCTCCCTTTGACCTCGAAGATGTCCTCTTCATTGCGTATTGCCGTAAGGACCATCGGCTAGCTCCTCATATCTGAATCCCTTATCTAGGGCGACCTAGTAAGTCCTTTTACGTTTGCCATTGACTCCGTTTGTAAAGGCGGTTCTCCCTGGGGTAGACGGGACGCTCCTAGGAGTACTATAGTGCCTTCCAGGAATGGTGCGTCGAAGCTTGGGGAAAATCTTTTTACGGAGGGGCATGTAGGGAAGCGGCTTCGTAGAAGTAGGCCGTGCCTTCGTAGGTCTAGGCATAGGGGACATAGGGTCGTAAGGGTCTTCACGTCGTAGGTCAGCTCTACGGTAACTCGGGGGGAGCATGGGGACTCTAGCCGTCCTACGTGGACTCTTGGTGGCAGGTTTCTTCTTAGGATGGGGCATGGTTTCCTCCTACGGTCTTCATATCTGCATTCCTGAGCGTTCGGCACGATCGAGTATTCGTTTGGCCTTTCGTTCCCGCATGAGCTGCGCGCCCAGCGAGTTCCCGTTCCAGCCGTACATCTCTTGTTGCGTTGGCATGTACCGACCGGAACTCAGTCTGCCGATAGTACCAGCATCCTCCGGGGGATTGCACGCTTCGAGGCACAGTGCAAGGGCAAAGACCTCGTCGTCGTGCTCTCCCGGAGGGGCCTCAGCCCTTATCCTGAGCCCTCCGCTGCTCCTTCTGTACTGGAAGGCACGAAGCTGCCTCAAAAGGGCTGGTATGGGAGGGAAGGAGATCGTCTCTCTTTCCATTGCGACGACAAGCGTGGACAGCAGCCCGTCTCGATTGGCCCCGGTGATGTTGTACCCGTCTCCTTCGATGGGAAGCTCCAGACTTACAAGCTCTTGGACCATCGCTTTGCCCATGCCGGAGGCGTCGGGCACGAGGTTTTGGACTCCCCACTCTTTGCAGAGCAGCGCGATGTGGTGTTTTGCCTGGGGCCATGGGGTTCCGTCCCATAGATGGTGGAAAACGACCGCTCTAGAGTCTGCGTCCATCACTATCAAGACGGTGAAGTCCCTGCTAACCCCGAGGTCGAGGCCCGCAACGTAGTTTCGGCCGGGTATGGGTTCGTTGAGGGAGTCACCTTTGATGCAGCTTTCGACGTTTTTGAAAAAGCCGGCGCTTACGGTCCTGTCCGCGAGGTACATACGGCGCCATGCGGACTCGGGCATGACCTCTCGGTCCGTCTCGACCTCGTCTTTGTCCTCGTCGGTGAGCATGGGGTTGTCATAGACGGTGGCATGTTTGTAGAAGTACCTTTTATTGGTAGTCCTTTGCGCGAACGCGCACCCTTTCCAGAACCAGTGCTCCGGGTATAGTGCGGGTATCCCTTCGTAAACGGCACGGCCCATCCTGCTTTTGTCCCTGAGCATGGGTTTTGCCTTTACGAACGCCTCGTCGCGTATGTCCTGGCTCTCTTGCATCCACAGAAAGTCCAAACCAACGCTCTGCAACGTCTCGGGGTCGTGTGCGGACTTCACCTCTATGAGTCCCCACCTCGGATCTTTGCCGTCTACTCCGTTGAGATAGATCAAACGCTCCGCACGGTTGATCTCCTTGATAAACGCAGAAGGCAGAAGCTGCAAAAGCTCGTGCCATGTCTGCAACCCCTGATTCATCGCCGGAACGACTATCCAGGCGTGCATCCCAGGAGGAACCCTCGCAGAATCGTACTCCCTGTTCAGAGAGTCCCTGTAGCACAAAAGCAACTCCCCGAACGCACCACGACCCTTCCCCCACCTGCGAGCTGCCTCTACGTACTTCTCGTTGGCCTTGGACTCGTGAAGGTCTTTTTGACCGTCGTGAGGAGAGTAATATCGAGATATGTCGATACTCATCGGTCCGGTCCAAACTCAAACTCCAACGCGCCGACTCCCATATCGCGTCCGTTGGAACTGATCGTCCCATCCCCCTTGACGACCTTGTCCAGCGGCGTCCCTTTCAGCACTCGAGCGGCGGCTATGCGATCGCTCATCTTAGCCCCCTTTTGACCGCCCTTCATGACCCTCATAAGGAAATCGTCCGCATCCCTTCTAAGAACCTCCGGCGGATACTGAACCGTATGATCGACCCCCAAGCCCTTCGCGACCTCCACCGCCGCCGAAAAGTTGGAGTTCCCCTTCCGGTTCTCCCTCAACCACCTCTCTCCCAAACCCAAGTCCCGAGCTGCCGCCACGTGCGTTGCGGTATCCACCCTCGCGTACAGATACAACCTCTGGTTCAAACTGAACTTGTCCCACCCCTCCACCTTCGTCAGCTTCTGCCCAACCTCCGTCATCTGATCATCGATCAAATCCCGGTAATACCTCAGTATCTCCGCAGGATGACGATCCCCCTTCTTCTTTCTACCAGCCGGCATATATCCCTACTCCCTAAGCGATGCCCCGCACAAACATCTATTCATCCCCGCAATAGTGACATGAGTCGTTGCCGTACATACCTTGGTCTTAGACGGCTCAAGCCATTTCGATCGCGTGGCATGACCCCTACACAACATCGTCCCCATTACTAAATAGACCGCCTCCAAATTACATAACCCCCAGTCCTCTCCTAGTACATGACCAACAATGACTGGGCACAACCAACCCTCCGTACCCACCTCCTGACCCCATATCTTCATTAACTCCCCCAATCACCTCTTCTTCTTCTCCAACTTCTTCCTATACGCCGCCGCCGCCTTCTTACCAACCTTGCTGTAAGCAAACTCCTTCTTCTTCTTACCACGTCCCACTACAGGCATAGCTATAGCCCTCCTGTCTCAGTATCTAGCTACCGACCCCTACCTTACCACAGACACCCAAAACAACGTAAATTCCGTGAGAGGCTACATACATAATAATAGGGGCCGGCCAACCGCAACCGGCTCGCTATATACCAGGTCGAATGTTGACAAAAGTCTAGAACATGCGAGCTAGTTGCTGTAGCCATCTGGTAGCGTGCTACGGGTGCCCATGGTAGCGCCTAGACGGCCATGAGACGCCATGACAAGCTTTTTATGCCGTCGTAGCTATCAGCCCCTGTATTCGGTAGGCTATGACGCCTGATGCTAGGTTCAGGTCCACCGTGGGTTGATACCGTAGACGGTAGGGGCTTGATGACCTGGTAGTGAATTAGACGGACGACGCCCTTATAAGAGGAGTGTGGCCGCTACTCACCGAGTATGCTACCTAGGGTGGATAGTCATCCCGTAAAGCCAGGGCGTCGATGGCCGTTGTTTGCATCACCTAGACGGAGGACGGTCCTCCGTCCAGGCTATTCCACATCCGCGCGTGTTATCGCGCCAGCTCATTCTAGCACAATTGCCCAAAACTCGTGTGAATCTGCTAGATTATCCCCTTGCACTACACACACACACACTATAAAATGGTCCATAGGACCAACGAAATCGACGGGGGCGCACGCATGACCGCTTTGCAACAACGACGAACGCAAGCCCTGGACCTTGAAGCTGACCGCGCTACGAAGTACCACAATGGCGCCGATACCGTCGTTGTAAGCTTCCGGGTT